TATTATACTCCCCTTGAAAAGTTTGAAGAATATATACCTGATAGTAATATAACAATAATTGATGCCAAGCATCCTATATATAAAAATAGGTCCAAATTTATTATTCTAGATGTCAATGGAGGATTTTCTATCATTAATAAGTATGCGACTCAAAAGTATTTAAATACATTGGAAAAAATAAATCAAGGACTATTTTGAGAATCTTAGCGCAATTTTCCCATAATCTTCCTTAGTTTTGCCATTTATTATGTGATAAGATTTATAAGAGAAATAACGAAGTAATGTTAGGCGTTTTATATTTTAAGAGAAAAGTATATGCCAGACATTAAGGATATTCTAAAAAATGAAGACTTCGGAAGCATAGTCGGAGATTTATGCGTTGATACCCGAGAGAACCGTAATCCTCGCGAGTATATGGAAGAATACGATGGCGACAGGACTCGACGTAAAGAATCTGTCGGATATCGCGAACCGAAGAAGATCGCTGTATATTCAGAGACAGAAAAAGAAGTTGATCCCGATACAGGAGAAGAAAAGCCAAGGAGACTAGAGGATAAAACTGTAGAAGTCGCTCAAATTGTGACTAATCTACCAAAGAAGATAGTTCGTACCTCTGTTGCCTTTTTGTTTGGTGGTGAAATGACTATCACAGCTGAAGACCCAAATAACGGTTTTACCGAATTTAAGAATATCTATAAGCGTAAACTCAAGATGCAATCAGTTTTGAAAGAGTTTGCTAGAAAAGTTCTTTCAGAAACCAAAGCAGCTATTGTTTTCTATCCAGTTACCCGGGATGATGGAAAAAGCCAATTAAAGGTTAAGATTCTTTCTACTCCTAAAGATAACAATATCGAATGTGAATTCTATCCACATTTCGACGAGGACGACGATATGGACGGCTTCATCTATAAATACAATGCAGAAGTCAATGGCCGTACTTGTGAATGCGTGAAGATATACACGAAAGATGTTATCTATTCCGGAGTAATGGACGGCATTTGGCTAGTGAAAAAGACAAAAAACCTCTTTGGAAAGATTCCTGTAGTATATGCCGAAGTAGATTGCCCTGATTGGGAAGATGTTGCCAACTTGATTGATAAAAAGGAAATGAGGCTTTCCCGTTTGTCAGATACAAACGATTATTTCTCTGAACCAATTTTAAAAACCTATGGTCTTGCAAATCTACCAAGTAAAGAAACCGTTGGCAAGGAATTGAACTTCGGAATGGAAATAGACCCTGATACCGGTACATCGTATCATGGTGATGCCGACTACTTAGCGTGGCAGCAGTCCTGCGAATCCGTAACACTCGAGCTTAACCAATTAGACGATGCCATACACTCCGGAGCTTCCAGCCCTGATTTATCAATGAATAAGCTAATGGGATTAGGTAATTTAAGCGGAACATCTCGCCGATTTATGCTGATTGACGCGGAAATTAAAGCCAGTGAGCAGATGGAAATCTTCGGCCCTGCAGTTCAACGTACTGTGTCAATAGTTCAAGCAGGAATGGCTAACATCACACATACTAAGTATGCATCACAGCTAAATGATAATTTTATTGAGGTGGAGTTTGGCAGTATTCTCCCACAGGACCTGGCTGAAGAACTAAAGAATCTTGAAACAGCATCCCAATTCAATAGCAAAGAGACGATTATTAAAAATTCACCATATACGGATGATGTTGAAGAAGAGTTAGCCCGCAAGAAACAAGATGAGAAAGATACCGCTCAAAACAATTCATTCCTAGGAGCTACACTTTAACTATGCCTGGACTTTCTTTCTACGATAAACAGCATATACAGAAAGTTGCTGCACAGCAGGCCGTAATAGCCAATATCTTTAATCAGTTTATACTTTCTGTTTCCCCGTATCTCCGTAAATGGTCAGATGCGGGGAAAAACAATGTATGGATAAGCAATCAGGGAATAGAGAGTGCGGTTGACCGGGAACTACTAAACCTTGAATCAATGTTATATGCTAATATTTCCGCATTCCAAAAGGATGGCTGGGAACGAGCAGAGAGGAAGAATGATG